ATCGGTGTGGTTATGGACGCGGTGAACCGCTTGCCGGAGCATGTCAAGTGGATTGAGGAACAGCACGCCAAATGGCTCAAGGAGCGCGGGAAATGATTAAGCACATCATCGCACAAGCTATGTGGGCCGGTATCCTATACGCGGGCATTGCGTTTGTCCTTGGCGGATGGTGGTCGCCCTATGATTGGGATGGCGGAGACGGGCGGTGGGCGCGGCTTGCCCTGTTGCTCTTTTGGCTTTGGTTTGCCGTAGGAGTTGTGATGCCATTCCCAGAAAAGTGGCGCAAAAAATGACGGCACACCTTCGCCACATCACCCTGGACGTTCCCATAGCCCCGACATGGCTGATGCTCAAGGTTCGCAGCAACTGCGAGGTGATGACGCGCGAGGCCCTGAAGGAATGGGGTGTGGAGAGTTTCTTTCCGGGGCGACTTGTGCAGCGTCACAGATTCGGCAGAACAAGGACGATTGAGCGCGCCGAAGTCACCGGCTATGTGTTTGCCAAGTTCGACCGCGTGCCGCTGGTCGATAACATCCGGGACCGCTTGAAAGGCTTCTACGGCTTTGTGACGTGCAACGGCTGTATCGTGACTGTCCCGCGCCCGATTATCCAGCGGCTTCATGGGCTATCGGTCGAGGCGCAGGAATTGGAAGCGGCACGCCGGGAAATGCTGCGGGTGAAGGAAGGCGACACAGCCCGGTTTCTGACGGGCGCGCTGGCGGGGCATACCGTCGAGGTCAAGACCATCGGCAACGTGGTGACGGTGCTGTTGAACGGGCGGGCGATCAAAACGGACTTGGCATCGCTGGAACGGGTTGACGTTCCCGATCTGTTGCGGTAATGTATTCGGTATGTCTCGGAACGGTGTGTAACCTTAGCTGCGCGACATAGGCGCGCGCAACGTAGGCCCACCGGGCAACGCAAAATCCCGTCACGGGTATGCGATTGTCATTACGGGGTTATATTGCCGCTTTCCTGCGGTGCCGATAATTTGCCCTTGGGCGAATGAGCCATGTGGCGGCGGTACTCCAAGAGCGCGGCGCAAATTGTAAACCCCCGGTCGGCCTCTGCTGCAAAGCACGCTCCGGGGGTCAGTCTTTCGGACGATCTGGAGAGTAGCAATCACCCGGTCTACCGCTTGGCTTCACGGCCTTTCGCGGGTTCCATCGGCTCTAGAGTTTCTAGAGTCCACTGACGGCGGATGATGCTTCCTTGTTGGGGCGCGTATCATCCGCCGCTTTCTGGCGGTGTGCTGTATCGCGCGTGAGGCATCGTTGCTATGTGGCCACATAGCCGAGACGGCGGCACACTACCAGAGCGCGGCATCCTTCATACACGCCACTCCCCCGTACAGGCACCGGATAGGCGCGCTCACTTAATGCGCCGAGGGTCGTCACTGTCTCAGACATACGCCTTCGGACAATAGGCCCCGGTCACAGGCAATCGCTCCTGGCCGGGTGCTGACCATACCGTTTAGCGTAGTGGTAGCGCGCTGGTCTCCAAAACCAGAGGCGAGGGTTCGATTCCCTCAGCGGGTGCCAATCCCCCCGTCACGTTTCTCACCGGGTCACTCGCCGCTCGGCATAGCGCCATGATGCGCAAGTCAACAGCCGGTGACGATGGGGGTCACGTTCACGGCTGAATCATGGACGGCGACACCTTCACCCCGACAGGGAGCCGCTAAGGCGGAATATCAAATGGCTGAACACACGCACGAATGGCGCGACAAAGAACCGCCGCAATGGAAGCGCACCCCAAACAGCTTTGGCCCGAGCAAATGGACCGAAACGGCGTTTATCACCCGCGTCTGTGATTGCGGCGCAGAGGTCCGCCATCTCGCATCCCGTGACCAGCACGAAAACACGCCGGAACTTTGGGCTGCTTGGTCTGCGAAGAAGTATGCGGAGGCCGCGTGATGGCTGAAACACAAACGCAATTTCCCGCCTATAAAACGGTGTTCGTTTCGGAACTGATCCCTTACGCCCGCAACAGCCGCACGCACAGCGAAGCGCAGGTTGCCAAGATTGCATCCAGCATTCGCGAGTTTGGGTTTCTCAATCCCGTCATCATCGACGGCGCGAACGGCATTGTCGCGGGGCATGGCCGCGTGTTGGCCGCGCAAAAGCTCAAGCTGACCACGCTGCCCTGCATTGAGGCGGCGCATCTCACCGAGGCGCAGAAGCGGGCTTACATCATTGCGGACAACCGGCTGGCGCTGGATGCCGGGTGGGACAACGAGATGCTCAAGGTGGAACTGGCCGACTTGCAGGCCGATGGGTTCAACTTGGAACTGACAGGCTTTGACCTGAGCGAGATTGCCGGGTTTCTGGACAAGACCGAGGGGCTGACCGACCCCGACGCAGTGCCGGACGTGCCGGTTGAGCCGGTGTCTGTGCTGGGCGATATTTGGGTAATGGGCAAGCACCGCATCGCCTGCGGGTCGTCGACGGACGCGCATACGGTCGAGGCTGTGCTGGCAGGCGTAAAGCCGCATCTGATGGTCACTGACCCGCCCTATGGGGTCGAGTATGACGCCAATTTCAGGAACGGTATCAAACGAGCCGATGGAAGCATCGTTTCAGCGCGGGCTGTTGGCAAGGTTCTGAACGACGACCGAGCCGACTGGTCGGAGGCATGGGCGCTGTTTCCAGGTGATGTGGCTTATGTTTGGCATGCAGGCCTGTTCGCCGGTCTGGTTGGTGAAAGTCTAATAGGAACTGGTTTTCAGCTTCGCTCGCAGATCATTTGGGCAAAGTCCAACTTTGCAATTGGACGTGGCGACTATCACTGGATGCATGAGCCGTGCTGGTACGCCGTCCGAAAAGGCGCAACGGGACACTATGGCGGCGACCGCAAGCAGACGACGCTCTGGCAGATACCAAAGCCCCAAAAGTCCGAAACGGGCCACAGCACGCAGAAGCCTATCGAGTGCATGAAGCGCCCGATTGAGAACAACAGCAGCCCCGGCCAGGCGGTCTATGAGCCGTTCAGCGGGTCAGGCACCACCATCATCGCGGGTGAAATGACCGCGCGTTGCGTCTACGCGGTGGAACTCAACCCGGCTTACGTCGACGTCGCCGTCACCCGATGGCAGGACTTCACCGGCCAAAAGGCTGTCTTGGAAGGCGACGGGCGCACATTCGAGGAACTAGCAGCGGAGCGCACCAATGCCCATGCCGCTGCATGAACCCACGCCGGAACTGCGCCAGATCGTGCAGCTTCACGCCACCATCGGTACGCGGCAAGACGACATTGCGACCATCGTCGGCGTCGACCCCAAGACGCTGCGCCTGCATTACCGTGAGGAACTTGACCTCGCATCGGCTAAGGCCAACGCCGCCATCGGTGGCGCGTTGTTCAACAAGGCCAAGGGCGGCGACACCACGGCGATGATATTCTGGATGAAGACGCGCGCTGGTTGGAAGGAAACCAGCACGCTGGAACATACGGGAGAGATGGTTCTCAACGTCACCATTGGCGGCGATGCCTGAGATTAACCTGACGTTTGTTCCCCGTGCGCCGTTCAAGGCATACCTGGAACGCGACGAACGCTGGGCTTGCATTGTAGCGCACCGCCGCGCGGGCAAGACCGTGGCCTGTGTGATGGACTTGGTAATCCGCGCGATCCGGCATAAGGGCCGTGAGCCGCGCTTTGCCTACATCGCACCGACGTATGGTCAGGCCAAGGACGTTGCTTGGTCCTATCTCAAGGAATACACGCAAGCCATTCCCGGCATGAAGGTGTCCGAGAGCGAATTGTCGGTGGTGTTTCCGCACAACGGGGCGCGCGTCCGCCTGTACGGAGCGGAAAACTACGACCGCCTGCGCGGCCTGTATCTGGACGGTGCCGTTGTGGACGAAGCCGGGGACCAAGACCCGCGCGCCTTTCCCGAGGTTATCCGCCCCGCATTGTCAGATCGGCAAGGCTGGGCAACCTTCATCGGCACGCCAAAAGGCCGGAATGAGTTCTACCGCATCTACGAACGGGCGAAGCAAACGGAAGGCTGGTTCTGGGGCAGCTTGCAGGCATCCCGCACCGGCTTGATTGCCCCGGCTGAATTGGCCGATGCCCGCGCGATGATGACGCCGGAACAATACAGCCAAGAATACGAGTGCAGCTTCCAAGCGGCCATTGTCGGCGCTTACTACGGGCGCGACATGGAAGCGGCAGAACCCCGCATCCGCCCGATAGCGCATGACAGAAGCGCCGACGTTTTTGCGTGCTGGGATTTGGGCATCGGCGATGCAATGGCCCTGTGGTTTGGTCAAGTGGTGGGCAAGGAAATCCATTGGCTCGAGTATTACGAGAGCAGCGGTTTCGGGCTTGACCATTACGTTGACTATGTGAAGTCGCGGCCCTTTCCGGTTCACTCGCATCTTCTGCCGCATGACGCAGATGCACGGGAATTGCAGACGGGGCAAAGCCGGATTGACTTCCTGCGGGGCAGGGGTCTGGATTGCCGGGTTGTCCCGCGCCACGGTGTCGATGAAGGCAT